AGGCGAAAGAGACACTAACTGCATCCAATCTACACCTAGTAATCGATGTGAATGTACCTATACGCTGTCCCGAGTTATTCAACGGCCAATGGTGGGAACGCTCAGACTTCTCAGCAACGTTCTTTGAAACAGTCCGTCGTCAAGGCACAATCCCGACAATCCAAGGGGTCAGTATTCAAATCAAAACAGAGGAAGGAGTGACTATAGATGTCGACTCTACCACTTAGTGACATAGTTAATATTTCGGTCGTAGTCTCGCCAGTAGCTACAATCCGGTCAGGGTTTAACCTCGGGCTTATCGTTGGCTCAAGCACTCACATTTCGGCATCTGACAGGGTAAAGATATACACAGGAACTGACGGAATGGTTGCCGATGGTTTTACTTCGTCAGAGGCTGAATACAAAGCCGCAACGCTGTATTTTTCGCAAAACCCTAAACCTACGAAGGTCGCAATTGGAAGATGGGATAAAACAGGAGAGGAGACGGCACTAGAAGCCGTAACAGCATGTAGGGTGAAGAATACGGATTGGTACGCATGTTATTTATGCGGGGCTGTAAAGGCTGATATCTTAGATATAGCGCCGTACATTGAAGCGGTTGAACCAAGCTCAGTCTTTTTCTACACAACTGCCGACGCTGATGTTTTGGCAGGAACAGCACTAACCTCAGGCTACGAAACAAGCGCAACTGCCCCGAGCACTGATATCAGCGGGGGCACAGCAACAACATTCCAAATAGCAGTTGATGGCGATGCGACATATCATGACATCGCCTTGACTTTAACGGGATTAGATACTGGTTTGGAAATTGCTGCGGCTATGCAAACTAAAATACGAGCATTGGGTGGCATTTATTCCGCGGTAACCGTAGCGTTTACAGGCGGAGTTTATATCATTACCTCTGGATCGGTTGGCCTTAACTCTAGTGTCAGAATTATTGATGGCGCATCAAACGACGTTGCTACTGCACTTAAGATTGGTGCAGATAACGGAGCAACGGATACCGACGGGACCGGAAGTATCATGATTCAACTCCAAGTAGCATCATATAAGCGCTCACTTGGTCAATACTCAACCTCTCCTGATGCCGCAGTGTCGATCATGGGCTATGCGATGGGAGCAAATACCGGATTAGCCAATACGGCCTATATCTTAGCGTATAAGCAAGAGGTTGGTGTAATACCGGAGGCTCTGACGGAGACACAGATAGGCATAATTAAGGCTCAAGGGGGAAATTATTACGTCACTCGCGGTAACACTTATAACATTTTTCAGCAAGGTGTTATGGCTAACGGAATGCACTTCGATGAAATAATTAACCTGGATATGCTCAAAAACGATATCCAGATCGCGGTTATGGACTTGCTAACCGGAGTTTCGAAGGTGCCACAAAACGAGGGTGGGGTAACACTTCTAATGTCTGTGATTGCCGGACCGTGTAATGCTGCCAGAAACAGAGGTTTCCTTTCTCCTGGGGTTTGGACTGCTCCTTCAATCTTGAATCTGAACACGGGAGATGCGCTCTCGCTGGGCTTTATTATTTTGGCAGAAACGATTAGTAGTCAAAGCGCAAGTGATCGAGCAAACCGTATTGCACCTCCGATTTATGTGTGCATAAAACTTGCTGGGGCCATCGAGTTTGTGTCGATCCAAATTACTGTAAACAGATAAGGAGGTGCCTAAATGGCTTATAGTACCTATAGCCTAAATGATGTATCGGTGGTTGTTAGTAATCATGATTTTGGTAATAGAACAATTACAGGCGAGGGCCTTGGGTCAATAACAACTGAGATGACTACTGACCGGACAACTCACGAAACCGCTGCTGATGGAGCAGTTATGGTGTCAAAGGTAAATGGTAGAAACGGAACTATTGCCATAGTCCTTCAGCAAACGTCTGCCGCTCATCAATGGTTAACTAAGCTTTATAATTACCTCGAAGCCGCTACGGCTGAGAAATGGGCAGCAACATCTATTACTATTACAACCTTAGCAACGGGCGAAACGGAGTCGTGCACAGGGGTATCATTTACTAAATTGCCAAGCAATCCACGACAAGCACAAGGTCAGAATTTGACATGGACGCTCATGGCAGCTGATATCCAAAGAACCTTTTAAGGAGGATTTCCTGTGAAAAATTATGAAAATTGTAAAGAAGTCGAAATTAAGGGCCGGAAGTTTGTCATTCGTAAGTTTGACGCTCGAACCGGTTCTTTTATGTTGATCAAAGTAACAGGTTTGATTGCCCCACTACTCAAAGGTTTGGATCTGAAGAAGATGCAAACCAAGGAAGATGGCGCGTTCGATCTAGGCGACATTGACATTGCCGGCATAGTTTCGGGATTGTCATCCTTGACCGAGCAAGACTTTGATTACGTATACAACAAATGCCTGCAGGTGTGCTTTGAGAATTTGGCAGCAGGACCAACGAGGGTTATGAATCCAGACGGCTACTTTGGGGTGAGTGAGTTAGCGGAGGATTCTGCAACGACTCTTGCATTGGTGGCACATGTATTAGTATTTAATGTGACGAGTTTTTTCTCCGGAAGCCCCTTGGCTGGAATACTAGGGGGATTACTAAGTACGAAGTCGTTCACTGCGAAAATGTAGACGAGTTTGTTATGGGACCGGTAATGGGCGAGATGTGGAAACAATGCGAGGTGTGGGATGGAACATATACGTTGGATGATCTCTTGGACGCACATGAGATGATGGCGGTGAAGCACGAGAATGAACGGAGAGCTAATGAGGCTGGGAGGGAGGAACAATAGATGATCGAAACAATAAAAGAGTACCTTATTTCGCTAGGATTTAAGACAGACAGCACCTCCCTCAATACAGCTCAAGCCGCGATGAAAAAAGCCGAGTCATCAGTTGATAGCTTCGCTGGTTCAAGTGTTAAAAACTTTGCCAAATCCGCCACAGCAGTCGTCTCGTTCGTGGCAACAGCAAATATCGCATTGGGTAAGTATCTCGTTAGTTTAGCTCAGTCTGACCTCCAAACGGAAATGTTCGCACGCAGGATGTGGATGGGCAAAGACGCTGCAAAGGCTTATCAAGCCTCAATAGATGCGCTTGGTGTCAGCGTTAACGACCTCTACCTTAGCCCCGAACTAATGGACAAATACCTCGAACTCAACCGTCAAGCCCTTGATATGGGAGTTCCTATCGAGGAGTACAGCAAGCAGATGCAGGGAGTTCGAGATATAACCTTCGAGTTCCAGCGTCTAAAGCTTGAGGGCACATATACCTTACAATGGGTCGGGTACTACCTCACGAAGTATCTCTCTGGACCATTGGGTGATTCCCGCGATTGGCTGAGGAAGATTAATGACGAGATACAAGACAATATGCCAAAGTGGTCGAAGAAGATTGCCGAGGTAGCGAGCTGGGCAGTTAGACTAGGTGAAGCGGCTTGGTATATCAGGGATGGACTAGGTGCGGCGTTAGGTGTGCTTGCAGGTTTTAAAATGGTAAGCATGTTGACGAATCCCTTGGGGTTACTCATTCTCGGTATGACAGCATTATTGCTCTTGGTCGACGATTTTAAAACCTATACAAGCGGTGGGGAGTCGGCTTTTCCTGAGCTTTGGAAAAGTCTAGACGACAAAGGAACGATTAAAAAATTTATAGATAACCTGCATAAGGTTCTCAAAGTAGCCAAGGATTTCGGTGGAAAAATCGGGAAATATCTTGATTCCAAAGAATTCAAAGAAAAGTTAAATGGTTTAATTCAGGACTTAAAAAAGTTTGAGTCATGGCTCGAAAAGATAGGTCATTCTAAGACGTTTCAGAGATACCTCAAAGACACCAAAGACCTAGTTGTTACACTAGGTAACGGTGTCGAGAATACTTGGAATTGGTTGGTTAAGCTTTATAAGAAGTTAGAAGACAATGGGGATTTGGTCAGTTTTGCCAATACTTTTGTGGATGCTCATGGTAGCGTTATAGATTTAGTTAATGCTATTGGAGACCTACTTAATGCGCTAGATGGCAAAGGAGGTCTTAGTGATACCCTATCATCGGGGATTATATCGGGGCTAGAAAAATTCAGGGATGTCATGGAGTCTATAGCTGGCCTAGTAACTATTGTTGCGGGTGGAATCAAGGGGCTTTCAACAGGTGACTTCAGTAACATGAAAAAAGGCCTCGACATGTTTCTCGATGGCGTTCCTAAGGGTTTAATGAAGGAGTCTCCACAAGAGACTGAGGCCAAGAAGCGTCTAAAAGAACGCGAAGATAAGGTCGATGAGTACAATAAGGGTGCTGACAAAGGTATGCAGGATTTCTTCGGCGGCATCGGCGCAGAGATCAGTAATTTACGGTCTAAGATTTTTTCCAAGGACACCGCGTCAGATAACCTCTCCCAGTCCCCCAAGGTAGGACAGGTATCCTATGAGACAAATCAGAACCATCAGACCACGAATAATTACCAAACTATTCAAGCTCCTAAGCCTATTCAAGCCCCTATGTGGAGTCCTCTTAAAGACAGTATTCCTGAAACCGATACAGGCGCGCCATCTATCGACTGGGGTACGTTAAAAATCGGTCTCATGGACCTCCTTGACAGTATTAGGCCGAAATCCGTTACGCCTGATCAATCGAACAATACTACTCAAAACCATTACCTGACGGAAAATACCCATAACCAGACGACGGAAAATTCGCATTATTACTCCGAATCTAAGCCAGATCCTACCCCAGTATGGAGTTCATTCAAGGACAGTATTCCGGGAGCGAATACCGAAGCCTCCACGGTTGACTGGTCTGCTCTTAAAAAGGGCTTTGTCTCCTTCATGAACAGCATCCCTAAAGAGTTCGGAGACATTTCTAAGGGTTTATTCCAGACCGCCAAGAGCTACGGTGGTTCTAGTCCCCTAGTAGGCGCAGGTGGGTCAATGAACTATCTTTACCCTCAATCTAACACGTCCAATATGTCCCAAGTTGCCGTGAAGCAAACCTACAATATCTATGGAGCAAAGGATCCACAATCGGTAGCAACAACAATCAACCGAACTTCGACATCCTCCCTAACTAGGCACTTTCAGGGGGTGAACCGATAATATGTCGACACCTCCTAGTGGATTTTCTTACTATAAGATAACTCAGGATTCGGCCTTTATTCAGTGGTACGTCAATGGAGCCGATACAAATTTCACTGATATCATGTGTAATGACTCAGATGGCGAAACTGTCTGGGATACTTACGGGGTTTCCACGAGTAATACACAGTATTACTCAGATAAGATTGTTGGGTTAAAGGCAGGCCGGACTTACCATTGCTACATCAGGACAAAAGAGGATTTATCCGGCGGAACAGACAGTGATTGGATTTATGTTACTGACTTTACGACTAAGTCTGACGGTTCTGGTAATCCTTCCAGCACTCAATCGGTTCAGGATAAGGTGTATGTTAAAACAAACATCGCGGGTTATTTCTTCGATGCCGTCCTACAGACGAACTATACGAGGTCATTAACGATTACACAGCATCCCGTAGAAACAGGAGCCGCGATCAGCGACCATGCTTTCGTTAACCCTGTCGAGTTGACGATGCAGATCGGTATGTCTGATGTTATGAAGAGCATTATTCCGGGGCAGTTTTCTCAGGGTAGCTCGCGATCAAAAACAGCTTTTGAGGTCCTCGCACAGCTTCAAAGCCAAAGGATTCCGATGGATGTAATGACGAAGTTTGGGCTGTTTAAGAACATGCTGATTGAGACGATAGCTGTGCCGGATGATTATACGACTCAGTTGGGGTTGAAGGCGACTGTGACGCTGAAGGAAGTGTTTGTGGCGACAGTTAAGACCGTGAAGGTAAGTGCGAGGCCGCAGGTGACGGATAGTACGAATAGGGCGACAGTTGAGCCGGAGACGCCGAATAGGAGTGTTGTGAGGTCGATAGGAGATAGTCTTGGACCCGCGGCTGCGGGGATATTGCAGAACATGTAAAATATCTTCTATTCTACGAAACCCTTCTTGCGAATATTATGTTATTATATTGGCAAGGAGGGGTAATGAGTATGGAGGAAGATAAGAAAATGCAACGAGGGAAAATAGTAAGGAATATTATAGTATTAGTGATTGTATTCTATATCGGATATCTTAATGGTTCGTATACCAAAGATGATCATGCTTCTATTCAACCAACATCTGCAACAGATAATACATCTATAAGCCCCAAGCATGTGCCAGAGGGAATGTATAGGGCCGGAAAGGATATTCCTCCAGGGGAATATAGGTTAACTAATAATAATCAAGGTAAGTACGATGCGTATTTCAGCGTTACCACTGATTCTACAGGATCATCAGGGAGTAGGGTTAGCAGTGATAGCATTTCTAATCAGTATTTCGTCACAATTAAAGATGGAGAGTATATAAAACTAGAGAGATGTTACATGGAAAAATTAGATAATCCCACATAAACACCTTCGGGTGTTTTTTCTTTTGCCAATTTTGAGGTTATGTCATGTCGTGAGACACACCTCTAACCTCTCTTATGAAAGAGGCCTGAATTAAATCAGGTCTCTTTTTAATGCCAGAAAAAGAGAGGATGAGAATTTATGAATGAATTGGTCGTCATTAAGGGGAACGAAGCGTTTACGGATAGCCTAAAGATCGCAGAAGGAACCGGATATGAGCATCACACAATAACAAGAAAGATAAGGGACTTTTATTCCGATTTCGAAGAATTAGGAAACTTGGATGTCACATCCAAGTATACCGGCGGGAATCCGGTTAAAATCTACCTACTTAATGAGCCGCAAGCATCTTACCTGATGACGCTGTTAGAAAACAATACCGTAGTAAGAAGGTTCAAATTAGAACTTGTAAAAGAATTCTATCGTATGCGGCAGTTTATCTTCGAGCGAAAAACTGCAGAGTGGAACCAATCCAGATTAACTGGCAAAAAGGTTCGAAGAGACGAAACAGACGTTATTCTGACAAAACTAATACCTCTTGCCGAATCTCAGGGAAGCAAAAACTCCGGTAAGTTATATATGACATATTCAAAACTGGTTAATTCCACGCTAGGTATTAGTGCAGGGCAACGGAATAACTTGTCACTATCCTACATCGATACCATTAGGTTTCTCGAAAGGGCCATCGAAAATATTATCTTAATCGAAGTGAACAAAGGGACCCACTACAAGGAAATATACCAAACCTGTAAAGTTAAGTGCCAAATCATAAAAGAATTAGCATTCTTACCTTCTTTTCTCGAATTAACTGGAAAATAAATTACCCTACACGGGAGGCCACTAACCATGTCCTTTAAAATAATCCCACTAACCTCCGCACCCGACCAAACCTTCAAAATCACCATACCCGTCGACGGAAAAAACCTAAAACTGAAACTTCGAGTACGCTTCAACGCCGCCGCAAATTACTGGGTTATGTCTATTTACGATGCCGCCAGTAATACACTGATACTCGACTCTATTCCTCTACTCACTGGTAAATATCCAGCAGGCGATCTCTTGGGACAGTATCGTCACCTTGGGTTGGGGAGTGCAACGATTATTAATACAGGTAATAGCACGATGGATAGTCCGGATTCGACGAACTTGGGTACTGACTTCTTGCTGTGCTGGTCTGATACGATTTAAGCTAAATCCTATAAAAAGGAGCGCTAACAACACCGATAAGAATATTTAGAAAAAGAGCAGCATCCTAGAGGGGTGTTTTTTATTTTCCCAAAAGGAGGTGACACCGTATGAGTAATGCCAATTTCATAGCCAACCTAGTTTCAGGCGCTCAAGAGGGATATGCACTCTACGGCGTGTTACCCTCAATAACTATAGCACAAGCCATTTGGGAAAGTGGTTGGGGTGGTTCATACTGCGCCAATTACGATAAAAACCTTTTCGGAATAAAGATGCCCGGGGCCAAACCACCGGGAATGTCCATAGTGCAGGGTTCCTACGCCACAGACGATGGCGGATACTATAGACGCTATCAGTCGTGGGGTGATTCCCTTGAGGATCACGGATTCTTTCTTGCAAATAATTCACGCTATGCCAACATTATCGGAAACACTGACTATATTTCCGTTGCCAATAACCTACAGTCTGATGGGTATGCAAGCGATCAAAAGTATGCCGCCTCTATTATTAACACCATAGAAGCTAATAATTTAACTCAATACGATATCGGTAGCTATACAGGCAGATCAATAAACCCTTCTAGTCCGCAGGCAAACGCACAAGCCGATACAGAGACGCCTACTACTCAATACGGCATAATCCCGAACAGTACAACAATGTCGAGTGATATCCTCTATGGGCGCAGGTATCGAGTCATTGTTAGTAGCCTTGATGGAGAAAAGGCCTTAGATGTATCTCAACTCAGGTGCACATTTAATTGCGTAAAGTCCATGCAGTTGGAACCTCAGTTTTCGGAAATTGTGATTTACAACCTCAGTCCGCAATCGGAGAACTCGATCATAACAGAGGGTTTCAGAGTCACAATTGAAGCAGGATACGAGGGGAGTCAGTACGGCCTTATCTTCGATGGAAACGTAGTGCAGGCGATAAGAAATAAGGAAGATGGTACAACCTACACGCTAACACTCGTTGCGGCCGATGCCGATAGGTGGATGAGTTACAGTGTTTCTAATTTCTCTATAGTCAGAGGCCAAAACTCACGTAACATTATCGAAGGTTTAGCCAGCAAGGCCACAGTTCCCTCGGAGCTCGGTAGTATATCAGATTCCCTATCTACCTCCCAGCTAACAAGGGGAAAGGTAATATTCGGACTCACAAGGGATTACATCCGGCAAATAGCTCAATCCGAGAACGCAACGGCGTATATCGAAGGCGGTAAAATAAACTTAGTTAAGGCTGACGACATTCCAGAGGGGGAGATACTCGATTTATCCTCTGATTCTGGGTTAATCGGTGTACCAACTCAGGCAGACTATGGGGTAACGATTAAGTGCCTCCTAAACCCTCGAATAAAAGTAAACACGTTAATCCATGTAGACAATAGTTTAGTGCGCGCACAACAGTTTGAACAAGGGCAACAGGTTTATGCGCTGGATACCGATGGGATATACAAGGTGATACAGGTGACAACCATCGGAGATACGCGCGGAAATGATTGGTACACGGAAGTCGAAACGGTTACGCAAGCAGGAAAACTACCGGCTATGATCGCAAATGGAACGCAGTCTTCGTTATAGGTGGGGTGAACAGTATGAAAACAGTCGCAGAGAGAATAGGAAGTGACTACGAATTCTACCAGCGCATGGGCGAAAAATGGGGAACAGATCTCAGAGTCTCGATTCCCGGGATTGTGCAGAGCTTTGACCCTATTGAGCAGACGGTAACAGTTCAACCCGCAATAAGAGAGCGCATTGTAGATGGAGAGGGAACCGTAAATATGGTCAATCTACCCCTACTTTTGGACGTTCCTGTCGTGTTACTTAGGGCTGGAGGGTTTGTCCTTACGATGCCAGTGGTCCCGGGTGACGAGTGCTTGGTGATTTTTTCTGACTCGTGCATTGATTCATGGTGGTCGCAAGGGGGAGTGCAGGTGCAGGCCGAGAAACGTCGACATGACCTCTCAGACGGTTTCGCGATCATGGGAACTTGGAGTCAACCACGAAGGATAGTAAACTACAGCACGAATTCGTCACAACTAAGATCTGAAGAGGGGACATCACTCATCGACATAAAGCAAGATGAGATCGACATCGTATCTAATGTGGTGAAGATTAATGGAGTGAACTTCAGTAGCCATACACACGTTGCTCCGTATGGCGGAGGAACGACGAGTGAACCCAGCTAAGGGGGTGAACCATGAAATACAGAGCACTCGACCCAATGGGGGACTATTCGTTCGGAAAGTCAATGCAGGACTTCCTTATTAACGAGTCGGCAGTCGCTCAGGCAATAAAAACAAACCTTCTGCTCCTGCAAGGCGAATGGTGGGAAGATACGAGCAACGGACTTCCTCTATTCCAGAATATCTTAGGGCAATCCGGTACGCCTGAGCATTTAACCGCTACCGATTTGCTCACAAAAGAACGTATCTTAAGCACTCAGGGCGTGTCGCAGATTCAGGATTTCCAAAGCGTTTATGAGAATCGGAGATACACAGTGAGTAACTGCACAGTATTAACCAACACTGGCCAGACCGTAACAGTATCGGGGGTGACTTTATAGGTGGCATACTTCGCAGTT